TTTAACTGGTTTCATTCCTCTTGCTTTATCTACCATATCGTTACCTTTAACAGGTTTCATTTGGTGAGCTTTAGGGTCAGCTGATTTGCCACCTATGTATTCAGGTTCGTATCCTTCAATTCCTGACATATCCCATGCTGTATAGTAATAAGGGTTTTTCTTTAACTTCTTAATTACTATTTTTTGCGCTTCTAACTTAGTTAATTCAGGATTACATTGCATTTCCCAATCAATACCTTGCATTACTTCATGACCATTTAGATTATCTAGTTCACTAAAATGACCATACAAATCTTTACCAGTAACTGTTTTCCATTTACCCTCAGATGCTTTTGTATCCGCTTCAGTTAGAATACCCTTATTTTTAAGAATACGAACTGAATCGTCAAATGAAGTTATATTAGTAACGTATTGAGGTAATGTCATACGTAAATTACGCATGAAATTTGCTTGGGTCATATTACCTTCGCGTAAATCGATGTATTGTTGTTTAATACTTTTCATTGGTATATTTTATTTATCTTCCTTGACCGCGGTATTTCTTAGGTCTTGGTGTGTGTTTATTGAATGATTTTTTTGCTTTACCTGTTTTACGTGTACCAAATGTTAACTTTTTAACATCACTTGTTCCTTTTACTTTTGCCATTGTTATTTAAATATTTTAATAAACGAAAAACATTACTGGTGAACTTGATGTATGTAAAGATGCACTTGTAAAATTCATAGTTAATACAGTTCCAGCAGGTAAAAATAAATGGGGACTAGGTACTTGTGGTACTATATCTTTTCCGTTTAAATCTTTTAATGCTACAATATCAGCCACATGTGGAAAAGTAGCAATTACTGACCCAGATGCTAACGCCATAAGGCCTATAAACGATCCTGTTATTGATTGAGTTTGAGTTATTACGGTTGCTGTTGTATAAACTAACCCGTTTGGTGTTACTGGCATATTATTGTTGTAGGTTTTTAATTTTATTATTTAATACATTTACCATTTCTGATATTGTTTTTACTGCTTCATTTGTGCGAGTCCAATATTGAATACCGTCTCCTTCGCTTAATTCTTCTTTCATACGAGATGTATATTCTACAATACGATCTATTTCTTGTAGTTTACGTTTTACTTCGCGAATGGCTTTATGAAGTTGTTCAGCTTTAGTTCTGTTTTTAACTTCATTCTTAAATTTAGAATAAGTTACTTCGTTAAGTAACTCTTCCTTAATAATATTTGCTAATGTATTGTTCATATTTTCTGATGTATACTGGCTTTTTTGTAAATATAAACTTGGATTAGATGATGGTGATGATTTTGTATATCCACTCTCTTTTCCATAGTTGGATTTATCAGTATAACCGCTTTCTTGGTATATTTTTACTTTTTTTTTCTTCTTGCCTGTTAATGATACGTAATCTTTTACTTTAGAATCACCTGGTATTTGTGTTTCACCCTTAGTTGCTTTCCAGCCTTCTTTTTCCGCTTGCTTTGTTGCTTTATTCTTTTTTTGTCCTGGAGGTGTTACCCAATTTGGAGTAGAAGGAACTATACCTAAAGCACTAGTACCACTATCTTCATTTATTTTACCTATTCTTCTTAAAAACGCTTTGTAATAAGTATCTCTCATTACTTTTTGTTCTTCAGGTGGTAATTTATCAAATCCGTTTGCTACGACTTTAGCTGCATCTAGAATATACTGTCCGTAATCTCCAAATATGTACCCATCTTCTTCAGCTTGATGTATTAACTTCTCCATTGTAGATATTGAATTAAGTTCATTCTCATTCAATACTTCATTAGTAAGTTGTTTTATAAGTTCTTTTAAATTCATTACTTAGCTGATTTTAACTCGTCAATTAATTGAAAGTATTGTAGTAATGAAACAAGATTTTCGTCTTTTACGTTTTGAGTTTTCTCTATTGGTTTAACCATATTAACAACTTCATTAATTTTAATTTTAGTTGTTTGGTCAGTTACTGTTTTATTAAGTTTAGTTAATTCTAATTTGATAACTTTAAAATTATCATTTACAAACTCACGTAATTTAACAGTGTTAGAGATATTATTTATATATTCTTTAAGAACGAGTTTTTGTCTATCAGATAAATTTGAATACTTACTATTAAAGCGTTCTAATAAACTTTTATAGGTTAATAAACGCATTCCTTTATCCATACTTGTAAATTCCTCCATTAATCTATCACTCGTTTTTTCCTTATTTATATCAACACGAGAGATATGTTCTAATAAAGTTAATTTATTTTCTACTACTTGAGACGGATTGATAAATTCTAATGAATTATGAGCTTCAATTAAAGTACATGCTGCTGCATATTGCTTATAGTTGTTAACTTTTGATTTGAAGAAATCTTCAATATTATACATGTCACGAATTTCTCTAATTAAGTTATACTTTTCTTTACGAAGAGCAGTACGGTTTAATCTAGACGATATTTCTAAAGTAGCATTAATTAATGACTCAGCTTTACCCTCAGATAATGCTTTAGTATTAACTAATGTTTGATATAACTTATGTTCTTTAGCTAACTCACCCTTAGAGAAATACTTCTTTATAAGGTTAAGCGCTGATGAATCTTTACCAGAGAGAGTATCTGAGGTAATTTGACGGATTAATAATTCAAATATTACTCCGCTATTCTTAAATTTATTGTGTTTAATTTTATCCATAAGATAGTGTGCACTACTAATAAATATGTGCTCTTTATATGTCTCTAATATTTTTTTCGTCTAATAATGTAGACTCTTGTTTTGTTTCGAATACCATATCTTTATCAGATCTAGGTATATGTTTTAGCATTTCTTTATTTCTTAATACTTCAGCTAACGCTAATGGTGAACCACCTTTTGGTGTACCACTACCTTCATCAGGTATATTTGCGGTATATAATGTAGCATTTTCTTTACTACCTAATCTATCTTTACCTAATGGATCTTTTTGTGTACCAACGATAGATGCTTTTTCTTTAGGACGACCAACGGGACGTGTTTCGTCATATCCAGATGGAACCGGTCCGTTTTTATTATCTCCATATCTACCAGTGCCATATAATGTAGCTAGATCATGTGGTGTACCATATGATTTACCTGATTTAGCTGGATCGTTACCTTCGTTTTCAATTTGACCAAATCTAAATGAGCGCTTCATATCTTCCGCTACTAAATCACGATACTCACTGTATTGATCTTCGCTGAATTGGAATACGTTATCATAAATCCAATCTGATGGAAGTAATTTACTATCTTGTATATCCTTAGCTAATGCAATCTTTTCTTTCCATAATGCTACTTTTTCTTGTTCGTATATTATTGATGGTGTTGATAAATGTAATTCAAAATTAGCTAATTCCTCACCATTATATCCTTGTGTATATAAATGTACTAATGCAATTTTATATAGTTCAGATAACACAATACGTTGGATACGTTCTACTGTACGAGCGAAACGAATATCTTCAGCAGCTAATGTTGCTTTACCAGTTAAATCTTTTTCAAATCCGAAGAATGCTTTAGGTACTTTAAGTGCAGCTAACATTTCATCACGTAAGAAGTTTACGTCATCAATAGCGTTATATTCAAGACCTTTAATTGTATCAATCTTAGTATTACTATTAGCACCACGTTGTGGAATATAAAAATCTTCCATCACGTTCATCATATTATACTTTAAATTATACTCACCTGTATTCTTATCAATATATGGTGTTTTTTGCATTTTCTGCTTCAAACGCTCCATATAACCATCAACTTCGGCAGGTGGCATATTTCCAATATCAACGTAGAATACGCGTTTTTCCGGGGCACGAGTTATACGATGCAATAGCATCGCATCCTTCATTAGTACGTATTGTTTATACGTTTTACGCGCTGGTTCTATATAAGCTCTTCCATATGGTAGGTAATTAGCGTCAGTTAATAATCTAAAGTGTGCTATTTCGTAGTTCTCAAATTTAATTTTACCATCTCTATCTTTAACACGGCTATTAATTCCACCAGCCGCGATTACCATTGGATCAATTTTAAAACAAACATAAGATGGATTTTGTGGATCCATACCTTCCTCACGAACCATATCATAAACAGACATTGGTGTAACATTATATACACCAAATTTCTCTGCTATTTCAAGATGTAAATAGAAATCACCATACTTACACATATTACGAACCCACATCCATAAATTAAACTCAACGTTTAATATATCGTAGAATAAATTGTAAAGTATACGTTGAATATTTTCGTCTGCTGAACGGATTTGTATTACCTCGTTTGCTTCATTTTTAAGTGTAGTTTCATCAGCAATAATATCAAGTGCGGAAGCAATAATTGATTCAGTATCCATTGCCTCGTAATCAGTATATAGCTGAATACGAAGTGTTTGATAGTTCATCGTTGGATTATAAGGCATATTAGCCCCATAACGATGAAGTTTAGTAAATCTATCAATTAACGCGTTAGTTTTTACGTTACCGTATGCTTGAATACGATCAGTATCAATAACCTTTAATTGATCACCGCCTATGTTTCTGATTACTACGTCTGTACTAAATAAACGGGTTAGTCTACTAAATAAACCGCCGCCTTTATTATTGTTGTTTTCAGCCATTGTGTGTTTTATTGTGTCTATAAATATTTATTAATTATAATATCCATGTGATATCTTCGAAACCATATGGGGTTTCAATTTGATATGGATTTGCTACCCCAGTAGGCAACATTGGTACATATCCTTCTCGTGTACTAGACATTCCATTTATTGCTGCTCGAGTTGCATCCATTCCTTGTTGATGAAATTTAATACCAGTATCTCTAGCAAACAAACCTATTCCTGCAGCCATTACTAAATCATCATTATAACCATTTTGAGCTTGTGCTTTACCATTTTGCCAAATGAATACTCTTAGTTCTTCTAATAATCGCTTTGAATGAAAAATAAAATGTCTATCTCTAATATACGACTCCATTTTTGAGATAACAAGCGGTCTTGTTTTTGCTGATGTAGTAAATCCAGGAACTGTTTGATTATTATCCATTTTGTCCATCCATTTATCAATATTCATATCTCCATTTGAACGAACTGAATAGTATAAATTTGGGTATTCTTTTTCTATAATAGTATTAATTACGTCCCACCCTATATTTGAGTTCTCGGGTACTAATAATGCATTATTCCATTCTGCCGCTACTGACACGAGCATATTTCCAAACTCTCGAGTACCTATTTGTGATTTGTACTCAGCAACTTGTTCACACGCTTCCACATCAATGACATGAAACGCTGAGTAATCCGACCCATCTCCCCGAGCAATGTCAGCAGAGATAATATAAGACTTACTGTAATTAGGATAGCTCCAGAGCCAATAATCGCCACCCAAAAAGCGACGTTCGACAGGTTCTTGTATAAATGTTTGTTCATAAAATGATAATATATCGTTTTCAACTACTGAGTTACCTGAGCCTAAAAAGTCACAATCGTACTCTTGAGCAAATTCACGTGGTGACATATTTACTCGTTCACGTTCTTCCCATCCTGGATCTATAGGTGCTACTCTATCTGGGTGTAAATCCCATTTTAGTTCAATTGGTTTGAAATCATTCTTGCCAATTTGAGCTTCGGTATACATTTTATGAAACCAGTTACCAATGCCATTTGGTGATGATAATGCAATAATTCCTCCACCCGTAGCGATTGTTGGTTTAATACTCGTGTATATTTTATCAATACCTTCGATAAACGCAGCCTCATCTATTAATAATAAAGATACGGCGTAAGATCTACCTGCATCTGATGCGGCTGATGTTGCTACAATTTGAGAGTTATTTGCTAATTTAAGTGAGAGTTTATTATCTGATATTGGTTTTTGATTGCCACGAAGCCATGCTGGTAAGTTGTTGTACATAAACTGTACTTTCTCAACCATACCTTTAGCTGTTTCTTGCTTTGTCGCAATACACAACACCGTTTTATCCTTATTGAATATCATTGTCCATAATGCATATCCTGCTACTAGAGTAGATATACCTAACTGACGTGATTTATTTACAATGGAAAAACGATTTGCTCTAAAATCAGTTAATGTTGTTTCCTGGAATGGATATAAATGGAATAATACTCTACCTTTAACAGGATGCGTAATGTAACAATATTTACGAAAAAAGTGTACGGGATCCATTGCACACTTTATATATTCTTGTTTTATTATATCTTTTATATTAGCTTGATCGGCCATGTTATATACTAATTGGTTGTATATAAATATATAAAGAAAGCCTAACCTTACGGGGTTAAGCTTTGCACCTATGGTCTAGATAGGAGTCCTAGGGTAGCAGGACGATTATTTTCTAACGTAAATATAAGTTAATATGGCTACAAAAACTGTAGTAGCCGCTTGCATAAACGTAAGTTTAGCTTTTAGTTTTCTATTTTGGTGTGTTAATTCAGTAACCCATTGACCTTGTAATTCAAATTTTTGATCTTGATTAGTGATTACTTGCTTATAAACGTCTTCTTTCTTAACATGATTAGATATAATACTATCTTTTAGTACTACCTTATTTTCAGTTAATGCAAGTTGCTCTTTAGTTAAATCAAGTATTGCTTTAGCACTATCACATGATACTAATTCTCTAGCTACTTTCTTAGCTACTGAATATGGTAACTTGATAGTGTCCTCTGTGTAATAATAAACATTACCTAAACTATCGTATGTAGGTACTTGTTGTGATTTACTTGTAAATGACATTAATGTCAATAGTATAATTAGTATATTTTTCATTAATAGTTATATCTTGCTTTAAAAAATGAATCAACTTGTGTTGGTACGTAGTGATCTACTTGTTGTCCTAAATCACCATAAAATTTATTGACAACTGTTGTTTGACTCTTAATATGACTTATTTGACTATCTACTTTCGTAACTTCATTTTCGTAAGCAACTATAGCACTATCCATATGTTGTTGAGACTCCATTAACTTTTTATTTGCTACTGTTAATGAATCAATTGATGCTTTTAATTCTTTAGGCATTTTAGAATTACATGTAGCTAATTGTATTGTAAAGTATAAAACTACTACTCCTATTATTGCGTATATAATGTTTTTCATATTATTTGATAATCCCGGCATAAAATTGTAATTTACGTTTTGCGTATTCGTCTAATTGATCTATTTCTTCTTCGTCATCTTCAAGTCCTAAATCATCCATTTCTGGTTCTTTTACTTGTGGGACTACTGTTCCTAAAGCGGCTGCTACTTTTTTACTTAATGATGAATAATTAACACTAGCGAATTTTTTAGCTAATATAGCCAAAATAGCGGTTTGTGTTTCTTCATCTTCCATACTAATCTTATCAGCTAGTTGTTGAATTAATTCAGGTAACTTACTAGTCGCTGTTTCTTTTCTTCCTTTTTCAGCTCTAGCAAAATCTGAACCTGATAATTCACTATCACCTACTACTTCTTTAACTCTAATTTTAGAAGCACCATGTAAGTCAATAATTTTCTTAATTAGTCTATCATTATCTATAGTAAATTCAGCTGCTTTAGCTACTGGTCCTACTGCTTCAAATGGCTCTTTTACTACTGGTAATTCTGGTTCTGTTTCTTCTTCCGATGGAAAATCTTCAGATCCATCAGCATTCGGTTTACCGTCAAAATATTGAGCTAATGGATTTGCTGCATTTCCCATAAACATACCTTCTGGTCCGTCCATTTCTTCCTCTCCTCCTTCTTCGTCTTCAGGTTGCATAAATTTAGGTACAAAACCTGCTACTGCTGGTTCTAATACTCCTGCTTTAATCATAGCGCGAGCGTAATCTGCAATACGTGCTTGTGGTAAATTAAATTTTTCCTC